ATGATATTTTTCGTCCATATTAAATTCCGTATTTGTTTCGTTTAACTTTTGCTACTGCACTAGTTTTATTGGTATCGGCCATTTCTTCACTGCGTTTACCAGTCCAGTTTTCAATAGTCCCAGCACCCACTTGTAGTGCAGCGGCTTTGACCATGTCGTATTCTTCTTGAGTATAACTTGAAATCAACGGATCTCCCCCGATCCAGTTGTCTGCTGCCATCTTGGTTGGATAATCGGGCGCACCGGCAAGAGCAATGCCCATCCTGTAATTTTTGTACTGACTACCAGTGGACATATTTAATCCGGGAATAGTAGTTGCATTTCTCATTGCAGATTTCTTTTCGTTGTCTATAGGCTTTGTGCCGCCTCTGCCCACTTTGCCAGCGGATCCTTCTTTTACAAATTGATGTGCTCTCATTTCTCTTAATGTCTTATTAACTTGTTTAACGGATTTAGATTCTAAAGTTTTACCATAAACTTGCTGATTTTTAATCCATTGCTGTAGTGCTGCATATTCACTAGCACTAAATTGTGGTTGTATACCTTTGCTTTTGGCATCTTGAATACGCTGTAAGTACATTCTTATATGTGGTGGAGGAAGGGCGTCTGCAACCTTATCAGCAGCAGTTGCTGATCTCATTGACGATAAACTACTAGTAGGTTTCTTAACAGCTGGCGCTGCTTTTCCTAACAAACTCATTATACCTTCATCTGCTACTTTTTCTTTCTTTGCTTTAGCTTTAGGCTTGCTAAAACTTTGCATACGCTCATGTGCTTTGTTCATCAATTCGTGAACTTCAGCATCACTAATTTCTGGACTCATTGCATTACGCCATGTTTGAAACTTTTGTTCGTCAGTAGCATCTGGATCAGTTAACACTGCTCTCATTGGAGTAGCACGTGGTCCTTCTTCTTCTCGGCTAGGATCATTTGTTTCTTGACGACTAATAACATTCAAACTATTAAATGAATACATTGTTTCGCCAGCTTTGTTTGGTACACCGTTGTACTGTTTAACATAACTCAATGCTTTAACTTGATCAGCACCAACTACTACTGTTACATCTGTGTAACCATGTTTATCCAGTCTAGTCAACACGCGAGTTAAATCGGGCATTTCATCTGTAGCAGTGTGAAAAATATGTCCATGTTTTGGAAATACTTTTTTATAAATTTGCATCTTTTCTTCTGGAGTAATAGGATCGTCTTTGCCCACTGTACGACTAACAACAAAATATGGATCTGCTCCTTCTTCACCGGCTTGTGTAATAACACTACTAGCCAGGTACATGTGTCCTTTATGACCCATGCCTCGGCCCCATCCTACAACAGCGGCTTTGCCCTCTCCTGTGCGATTTAGAAATTCACGTAATAGCATTAGTCTTTCCTTGGAGCCCAGTTGGCCTGGTCAATAGTTTTAACAAACTGCCCAGGCAAATCGTTTTTAAATTTGCCGCCAGGGTGTGCTTGTACATATCCTTCGGGCTTTGTTTGTCTAATACCACCGTGTGTGCCGCTACTCAACGAAGTAATTACTTTCATTTTTTCGTGTGTTAGTAATTCTACCGCAGTTAAAATAGCGTCTAACCCAGGATGACTTAATACTTTTTGTGCTTGACTAGCACTTAATTTTTCACTAGCCCACTTTGTAAACTTTTGTTTAACACCCGATACACGTAAATTTTGATTGAAGAATGTATACAATACATCGCCGGGTTTACTTAAACCAGGTTGTCCTGCAACAAAACTATCAATAGCAGCTTTATTTTGTTTAATAAAAGCTTCGGTATGTTTCAAACCCTCGTCGTTAACTTTAGGTGCATGTTCAACGTAAGTGGTTCCTTGTACAATAACGTCGGGCTTAGATAATTTTCCTGCGTCAGGGTAACGTGTTTCGTCAGCACCAATGTGTGTATAGTAGCCAGTTGCTGCAATCATAACTTTTGCTTTGGCAATTTTTTTACCTAGGTTGCTTCCTGCTGGTATGTGGAAACTTGTTATGTTTGGAGTAAAATCGTATTCGTTTGTGCTAGGATTTAAAATAGCTGGTTGTATTGGGCTGAACAATATACCACCTTCGATGTATCCTTTCTTAGGACTAATTTTTTCAAAGTAAGGCCATAACTGTGCTAAACCAACTGCAAAGTCTTGACGTTGTTGTTCTTGTCCAGGCTGTGTATTACCTGTGCCTAATATAAATTGTGACACATCATCTGGATCGTTCATCATTGTACGGACACCCGATTTAGTTTCAGTAGTACCGCGCTTTACATAATCCCAGGCGTTTTTTGGAAACATGTGAAACTTACCTTGTTCATCTCTGCCCCAGTATACTACTGGACTTCCGTCCCATTTTAATTCAATACTTCCGCCTTTGTTGGTCATATGACGTAGGCGTTCGATGGCGTGTAATCCGCCATTACTACCATTTGTAAACACCAAATCTTCAATGTGTTGATACTTACGACCTACAGCAGGTGCGGTGGCTTCTAATAATGGTGTAGCTGGTCCACGCAGTGGTGTAGCTGACCAACTAGATCCTGTTGTTGCTGCATCGTGTACTTGTTGCTTTAATGCAGGATCTTTAATTGCTGCCATAATACTTTCTGCGCTACCAAGACTGGCGCCAGTGTGTCCTGGACCTAATAATAGTGTAGCTATCTCATCCCAGTCATCAGATAACAACTCTGATTTTTTTCTGTTGGCATCTCTTGCGTATAAACCTTCATCCGGACTCCACAGCATATTCTTCGCACTGGCCAATGCGCTCATTACTACTTGTTTGTGTACGCCTTTGTATGGACTACCGCGTGGAATAACGTGTTGATGGAACTTAGATACTTTTTCAGCTTTACGAACAACTTTGATATCACATTGATAAAAATGTCCATCGTACGGAAATTTAATGTGTACAGTTACTCCAGCTTTATAAGTTGCTGGAACTCCGTTGTCTAATAAAAATTGCTCTAATGCTTGACGGGCTGCTTTGTCATCTTCTGGTAATTTTTTAGTAGCTGGTATTTTAAAATATTCTTTAACTTGATCCATGTCAACACTGACATCTAAATCGCCTGTTTTGTGTTCTGGTTCTGGATCTTGATTGGCACCACTACCTTGTACATGCAATGGGAATCCGGCATCTCGTAAGTATGAATTAACTTCAGCCAATAATGCTTGAACCATTTCAGGTGTAGGATAAAAATCGACAGTCTCAGGCCAGATGTTGCCACCGCCTTCTAATAAAGATGTTTTAGGATTAACAAATAGTTCGCGTAGTAACATAGTTAATCCTTATACTTTCCGTCACTGATGTGTTCTTTAAATTCTTCGTGTAATTTTTCGCAAACCTTCTCGCACAATTTTTTATCAATTTCGTCGTCTAATTCACGAATAGGAAACTTTTTAATGTATAGTTTGTAGCTGCTTTCTACAGCTGGTTTGAATGCGCCTTTGCCTGTAGGGCTCTTGCTCTTAACTTTGTCTAAACAATTGGCAAGAACAGGGTATAAATGGCGGCGATATACGTTATCGTCGTTATGCATGAAATGCATCAAATCTTCAGCTAGGTCAAAATTGATTTCGCGCTTGTCGCCCTTCTTATCAATAAACTTTTCGCTGTCGAAATCTGTACCTTCTAATAGTTCTTTTATGCGCATTTTTAAACCCGTAATGTTATATCAGCAGATAACTCTGCGGCTAGAGTATTTATCGCTTTTACAAACAACAAGCTATGCTTTGATGATACGCTCAACTTTAGAAATTGACCCGCCCAGGTGCATTTTAGCCATCAACAGGTTGTTATCACCTGTGATGTAGAAGTGTGTACCGCCCCAACTGCGGGTTTTGCCCAAGTCACGAATGCAACTCTTTGTTAACTTACACTTTTTATTGGCGCTGGCCCAGGTTACAAATGCAGTATTTTCTTGTATAGTTTTACCCAATGTGACTCTATAATCAAAGTTCATCTTGGGCATGATAACAGTATTGTTAGTTAACGAACTATTTTTTGGAGGAACACAGATATATTTTACATTGTTAGTGTCTAACTTGGCCAACATATCTATGTCTTTTTTACTGTTGGAATAGATGCTGACCCACGGACTTTCTACTCTAAGCTCAATGTCTTTTATCTTACCAAGGGCAGTATGCAATTTAAAAGCATAGTCCAAGTCATCCTGGGTTTTAATAAAGTTACTTCGCCAGTTTGATTTTTTTGATGTAATATCAATCTCAGATAACTTAGTAAGTACACCGCTTAAATCATTGCTACGAAAGAAATGCGCACCAGCACATACCAGTACTATTTTATACTGGTATGTGTTATGGAACAATCTTCTTGTAGTTTTATACAGCATTTTCTTCTATAGCTATACTCTCAGTACCAATTGCCAACAGCGGAACTTTAGGTTCCTTGGGTGTAGCCACTATCATAATCTGATCTTTGTCAATTGTGATAGATGCAACTCCGCCGTTTTTCAAAGCACCAAACAGCATCATTTTAGCAAGACTACGTTTGATTTCTTTATCAATTACACGTTGCAATGGACGAGCGCCCATCTTGCTATCAAAGCCTTTTTCAATTAACCAGTTAATTGCTTCTTTGTTAACTTTAACTTTGATGTTTTTATCTTTAACCTGTGCTTTAAGTTCATCAACAAACTTGTTAACAATCTTAACCATGGTTTCTTTAGCCAGTTTATTAAATGTAATAATACCGTCTAAACGATTACGGAATTCAGGTGTAAAGAACTTTTTAAGGTCTTTGTCGTTGTAATCTTTTTCCTGAGCGCCAAATCCAATTGCGTTCTTCTCTGCTTCATTAGCGCCAGCATTGGTAGTAAGAATAAGAATCAAATTGCGACAATCTGCTTGTTTTCCGTTCGACCCAGTAATAAAACCATTATCCATCATCTGCAACAAAACCGTGCTAACGTCTGGATGCGATTTTTCTACTTCGTCAAACAACAATACAGCATTAGGGTTCTCTTGAATCTGCGTAATTAACAAACCGGCATTTTCTTCAAAGCCCACATAACCTGGAGGGCTACCAATTAGTTTACTAATGCTATGCTTCTCTTGATATTCGCTCATATCAAAACGTAGCAATTTAACACTGAGATGTTTGGCCAATGCTTTGGCTGTTTCAGTTTTACCACAACCAGTTGGGCCCATGAATACAAAACTACCAATTGGTTTGTTTTCACTCTTAAGTCCAGCTTGAGCAACAATAATCTTATCTACAACTTCTGTAAGAGCCAGATCCTGTCCATACACTTCTTCTTGTAAATTGTCTTGCAAACTGGCCAAGTTATTTGATTCTGTTTCCATAATCTTTTCTTCTGGCATTTGAATCATTTTAGCAAGTTCAAACTGAATTTCACGCTCGCCGATGATTCTTTCATCTGCAAGTTTTAGATTAAAACGACTACAAGCTACGTCAATTAAGTCAATGGCCTTATCTGGAAGTTTCTTATCCGTTTGATACTTAACACTCAATTTAATAGCAGCATGTAGTGCATCGTCGCGGATCTTAACATTGTGGAATCCTTCGTAGTATTTCTTAATACCCTTAAGGATCTGCACTGTCATTTCTTGTGTAGGCTCGTCAACTGTGATGCGTTGGAAACGGCGCATTAACGCACGATCTTTTTCAAAGTGTTTACGATACTCTTCCCAGGTAGTACTGGCCACAACTTTAATATTGCCTTTGCTTAGAGCCGGTTTCATCATGTTAGCGAGATCGTTGGCTGAGTTACCAGCAGATCCTGCGCCAGAGATCATATGTGCCTCGTCGATGAACAGCACAGTCTTGCCTTTCTTTTGCAAGGCTTTGATAACAAGTTTAAAACGTTCTTCAAAGTCTCCGCGATATTTGCTACCTGCCAACATAGCACTGATGTCTAGGCTATAAACTTTGTACTCTTTAAGGAAATCTGGAACAGCACCATTAACAATATTAAACGCAAGACCTTCTGCTATGGCAGTTTTTCCTACGCCTGGATCTCCAACTAGAATCACGTTATTTTTACTACGACGTCCCAATGCTAGTGCAATGTTTTCTAATTCGTCAATACGACCAATAACCGGATCGATCTTTTTCTTTGTAACTTGATCGTTTAAGTTAGTGGTAAATGCGTTCAATGCTTTGTCCCCTTGACTGTCTTGAGGACTATCGCTTTCTGATTCCTCAACACTGTTGTTGATGTAATCAGCAAACTTATCTTTTTCAATATTTGCCTTGGTAATGTAATATTGGCTCCAGCTGCGCTTCTCACCAAACATACTTAAGAAGATATCAGTTGGCTCGATTTGTTGACGGCCGTTAAACAGCACCTGCGTAAACGCACGATTAAGCACACGCTCCACTGCTTGAGTCTTTTTTGGCTTAACTACTACATCTGTAACAGTTATTTCTGCACATTTGTTTTGTAAATAATCTGTTAAATCGTTTTTCAAATCATCAGCATTGGCGCCAAATCCTTGAATAACACCTCGAAACCCGTCGTCTGCAAGCATTGCAAATAACAAGTGTTCTATTGTTAGATATTCGTGATGTAATTTTTTGGCAGTATCGATTGCTTTTTCAAATACTGCTTGTGTGTTATCACTAGGTTCAACCATTATATTTCCTCTTCTTTAATAATTTCTTTTTTATCATTGCCAATTTTAACGGACTAATATATTCTGTATAGCATACTCCGTTCAGGTGATCTAGTTCATGTTGGAAACATCGTGCATCGATACCAGTTAGTTCTATTATACGCTTATTTCCGTCTCTGTCAACGTATCCGGCAGTAATATTTTTATGACGAGGAACTTCAAAGAACAGCTCGGGAAAACTTAAACAACCTTCTAGTCCCTTAACCATATCGTTATCTCCGTACAGTATATACGGGTTGAACATACAGAATGGAACTTGGTCTTTAAGGTGAATTGCAAAAACTCGTTTGAGTAAACCTATTTGGTTTGCGGCCAGGCCTATTCCATTGCTTTCTACCATAAGTTGAACCATGTCAATCTCGAGGTCTTTGGCACCAGTATCTTTTTCAAAATTCCAGCGTAAGGCTTCTTGTTTTAGTATTGTATTAGGACTTGTTATTAATTGCATCGTTCAGTCGTCTCAATTCTGCTAACAATAATGGGTCAGTGACTTTGGGCGTTTTGATATTAACTACTCCAACAAACTTTCCCTTCATACCATTATTTACATTTGGAAACCCATGTCCGTTACTTGAGAATTCAACGCCTGTTTCAACTCCTGCCCTAATTTCCATATCTAAACTAGCGCCTGACAACGACCTAACTTGTTTCTTAGTCCCTATCATAGCTTCAATAGGAGTGATGTCTATCTTAGTATACAAGTCATCTCCGCGTCTTTCATAATTAGGATCTGGTTGTACCAAAATGGTAACATTGAGATTTCCACGGGCAACACCTTGGATGCTATCATCTCCAAGTCCGCTGTATCGTATAGTGTCGCCGTGTGTAATGCCAGCTGGCACATTGATAACAACATTTTGATTACGTCCGCTAGGCAATCGATAATTTGCTTCTAATTGTTTACCTGTGTAACTATCAACAAATGTAACAGTGCATTGTATATTTAAATCTCGATTCCGACGCATATGGCCACCGCGCATATGGCCAAATATGTCTCCAAATGGATTCTGTTGACCAAACATGTTTCCAAATGGATCAAATCCTCCGCCGGTATTAAAGTGAAATTGAGGTCCGCCACCAAACTGTCGTTGTTGGTCGTACTCAGCTTTCTTTTGTGGGTCGCTTAGATTTTCATAAGCAACACTGATATCTTTGAATTTGGCTTGATCACCACCTTTGTCGGGGTGATGTTTATTGGCCAAACTTCGGTATGCTTTTTTAATTTCATCTGGGCTAGCACCTTCGTTAACACCCAGGGTTTGGTAATAATCAGTCATAGTCGTAAAAAAGGCTCCATTAATAGTATTAATTATACTATTTTAAACGGAGCCTGTCAAGAGTTTGGTTTACTTTTTCTTGCCGTCTGGGACTTTATCCCCTTCGACTTTCTTGTGAACTGTTATAGTTTTGCAAGTTTGTTTTGGTTTGCCTGTTTTTGTATCGTTGACAACTTTGCCATCTTTGCCTTTAACATCTGTACAAACTTCCTTCTTTTCGCCGCCAGCATACGCTGTACCAACTAATGCTAAAGTGGTTAATAGTGTTAATAATAATTTCATAATCTGCTCCTTACCAAGTGATTTCACCGGCTGAAATTTTACGTAGACCCATGTTAATAAAACTCATTGCTAACATTTGGTACTCCACTGGGAATACAAATCCGTAACTGACTTGAGCAATTACTGCCACGCCTGCTACAATGTTTGCCCAAAATGTCTTACTGTAATACCATTTCTTTCCTGTGATTTGACCTTCTACAACTTCTGTTACTGCTGATGTGAGGTTTTCGTTCATTGCTGGTTTTGTTGCCATATCTCGCTCCTTTTAAATTAGTGGTTGTGGCTCGTCTGGTACAAGTTTCTTACCGCCGGCCGTTGTTGCTATTTGTGTTGTGCCCCAACTGGGTGCTGGTGCAAAACTTGTGGCTGGAGCCGCTGGCGCTCCAAATCCTGGACTGCTAGTAAAGCCGCTTGGTGATGTAGAACCGAAGCCCCCAGGTGCTGCACCAAATCCTGATTGCGGTTGGCTAAATGTTGCTGGCCCGCTCGGAAATCCTGTTGCTGGTGTTTGTGCTCCGCCATTGTTTGCTCCATTTAGTTTTTCCTGTGTACGGCCAAATGCCGCAATACCTAAGACTGCACCCATTGCAATATGGAACAATCCGGCACCTTGTAGT